GGAACCGACACATTGGTAGGAAGAGCGACCACAGATACGCTTACCAATAAGACGCTAACAACGCCAGTCGTTACGATTGCATTCAATGCACAAACTGCGGCTTATACCCTAGTGGCAGGCGATGCTTCTAAACTTGTAACTGTGAGCGATACTGTTTCGAGAACCGTAACTGTTCCACCTTCAATTTTCACTGCTGGTCAAATAATCAATGTGCAAAGAATTGGCACTGGCGCAGTACCATTCGCTGCTGGTGCTGGTGTGACAATTACTTCAACAGGTGCAACCTCTGCTGCCCCCACACTTCGGGCGCAATTTTCAGCAGCCTCTATTATATGCACCGCCTCAAATGTGTTTACCATCGTGGGGGATATTGCATAATGTCTATTCTCGGAATTATTGCTTCACAAAATTATCCGCGAACATTTGACGTTGAATATTTGGTCATTGCAGGTGGCGGCGGCGGTGGTGAGAACTACGCAGGCGGTGGCGGCGCTGGTGGTTACAGAACAGCCACAGGTTTGAGTTGTGCACGAAACACGAATTTTGCCTTGACAGTCGGCGGTGGCGGCGCTGGCGCGAGTGGTGGAAGTTGGCTTGCTGGCGCAAATGGTGGAAATTCAATTTTTAGCACCATTACTTCTACAGGCGGCGGTGGTGGACAAGGTTTTAGCGGCACAGTAGGAAATGGCGGTTCAGGCGGCGGCGGTCGCGGTGCAGCCTCGACTGGAAACACCGGCGGAAGTGCATCTCCGTCTGGACAGGGAAATGGCGGCGGTACGGGAATTAATAGTGCGCCGGGCTACGGCGGCGGTGGCGGCGGCGGTTCAGGCGGCGTGGGTGGAAATGCATCAAGCACAGTTGGCGGTGCAGGCGGTGCAGGAACCGCTTCATCTATAACTGGTTCTTCAGTAACAAGAGCAGGCGGCGGCGGTGGACATTCGCAGCAAGCCCCAGGTGGAACTGGCGCTGGCGGCGGCGGAAATGGTGCCGACAATAATGCTCCAAATCTTGCTGGTTATCCTGGAACTGCAAACACAGGCGGCGGCGGTGGCGGTGGTTCTTATGGCGGCGGCGACGGTGGAAACGGTGGTTCAGGTATTGTGATTCTCAAATACCCTGACACATTAACGGCAACCTTTAGCGGGGGCGTAACACAGACAACGGCAGCACCATCAGGCGGTTTTAAGGTTTCAACAATTACAGCAGCAGGCGTTGCAGATACGGTGAGTTTCGCATAATGGCACATTACGCATATTTAAATAAAAATAACATCGTTGTCGCAGTAACAGTCGGCAAAGATGAAACTGAACTAATCGACGGATTAGATACTGAAACTTATTACGCTTTAGGAACGCCTTACACAGTAAAGCGAACATCTTACAATGGAAATATTCGTGGAACATTTGCAGGAATTGAATATTTATATAATGAAGAAGAAGACATCTTCATAACACCGCAACCTTATCCATCATGGACAAGAAGCGGATCATTCTGGCAAGCGCCTACGCCGATGCCAGAAGATGGCAAGCGTTACGTGTGGGATGAGGAATCCCTATCTTGGATTGAAACAGAGATCCCGGCGCCTTAAATGGGATACCAAGAAGGCGACTGCACCCGGGAACCAACCCGGACGATCGATGACGCCGTCGACGAAATAGAAGCATCGGGGATCTAGGAGAAACCAGGAGAGAAAGATGGCCTCATCAAAACAACTGCTCGTCAATTCAACCGCCCAGATTCTTATTGAATCCTACGGAGAGAACCGCCGAGTCATTCTACGAAACAGCAACGACCATCCCTGCTTTCTCGGCGGAGCCGATGTCACTAGCACGACAGGCATGCAATTCCAGAAAGACACAAGCCTAGACTTTCTGGTTCCGATTAAAAGCGTGATCTACGCCGTCACCGCCGGCAACAACACGACCACCGTATCCGTTCTCTATTTGGAGCCATAAGATGACCGCCCAGGATTACGCAGCTCTGGCCGTTTCACTTCTTACGATCGGCGGAGCCTTTATCGCGATGACCAGATGGCTCGTCAAGCATTACCTACAAGAATTGAAACCAAACGGGGGCAGCTCAGTCAAAGACCAAGTCAACCGATTGGAAAAGCGCCTAGATGAAGTTTATAGCCTGCTTCTTAGCAACAGCGATCGTTCTAAGCCTTAGCGGATGCGGATACCAGGGATGGGTTCGATATCCTTGCCAGGAATATGAGAACTGGAGCAAACCAGAGTGCCAGCCGCCGCAATGCGAAGCGCTTGGCCAATGCACGAAAGACCTTCTCCCAGAAGTGGAAAACCAAAATGGCTAGGAAGCGTTTCACCCCCGAAGAACTTCACGCACGCCTGATCGTGAGCATCGGCATTATTCTAGCGATTGTCTTCGCCGGGTCCGTTTTCAGCCTCTTATATGCCCTGCTTTTCATTACGCAGCCGATGGCACAAGCCCCAAACGATGCCGCATTTATCGATCTAGTTTCCACATTGTGCGTCTTTCTGACCGGCACGCTTGCAGGAATACTGAGTGCCAATGGGCTAAAATCTAAACCGAAGCCACAAGAAGGGGAAGCAAGTGAGTCAATTAAATAAGTTTCTAGAAGTAGCCATAGCAGAACTCGGCTACATTGAAGGGCCAGCAGATAACCAAACGAAATACCAGAAGGCAAACCAAGCATGGTGCGGAGCATTCGTGAACTGGGTGGCAAAGCAAGCCGGCGTCAAGATTCCAAACTGCGTGTACACGCCAGCAGGAGCGACAGGCTTCATGGACAAGAAGGCCTGGACATTGGCAGAAGTAGCAGATCCACAGCCAGGCGATATCGTCTTCTTTGATTTCCCAGGAGATGCGCTCGATCGCATTTCACACGTTGGAATCGTAATAAAAAATAACGGCAACGGAACAGTCACCACAATCGAAGGCAACACAGCGCCCGACAAGAAGGGCGACCAGCGCAACGGCGGCGAAGTCTGCAAGAAGGTGCGTGCATTTAAGAAGAAGAATCGCGGCAAGGTTCAACCATCGCTGCCAGTCTTTATCGTAGGATTTGGCCGCCCTAAATTTAAGGAGATAACAAATGGATAAGAAGAAGCTCGAAGCAATGGCGATGACATACCTGCGAGCAGGAGCAGCAGCAGTCGCAGCCCTTTACATGGCAGATCCAAACCGCCCACTCAAGGAATACCTTGCAGCAGGAATCGCAGCAGTCGCCGGCCCACTCTTGAAGGCCATCGATCCAAAGGCGATCGAATTCGGACGCGGAGCAAAGTAGTCGATGAATCGGGGGGAAATTCTTCAAGAAGCAGCTCGACTCACAGCCAAAGACCGCCAGAAGATATACGGCGATCCAAGAACCAACCACTGCCGCATTGCAGACTTATGGACGACATATCTGGCGCAGCAGATAACCCCACAGCAAGTGGCAATATGCATGGCGCTAGTTAAAGTCGCACGCTTGATGGAAACAGAAACAGAAGACTCATTCGTGGATTTAGCAGCCTACGCCAGCATCGCCGGCGAGATTGCGACGACAAATGAATGAAATGATTATCCTCGTACCAACCAGAGGACGCCCACGCAACGCAGTCGAATTATTAGCAGAGCATGACAAACTTTCCACACATTCGGACATCATCTTCGTCATTGACGCAAACGATCCAGAGCACAATGCCTACGAATACGAAGTAGGCAAAGACAAGTGCATGACGATCGAGAACGAAACCCGGGGCATGGCCTACCCAATAAACAAGGCAGCGAGCGCGATCGTAAAGAAGGGCGAATATAAATACTTCGCCTTCCTCGGCGATGACCACCGCCCACGCACAGCCGGGTGGGATGACCTTCTTATCCAGGCAATGCAACGGCGGCCGTCGATGGCCTACGGCAACGACTTGCTGCAAGGGGAACGACTTCCAACCATGATCGCGATGACCAGTGACATCGTCAAAGCGCTCGATGGAATGGTTCCGCCAAAGATGAAGCATTTATACCTTGATAACTTCTGGAAGAAACTAGGCCAGGATTTAGGAGCGCTGACTTATCTCGATCACGTGATCGTTGAGCATATGCACCCAATTGCAGGGAAAGCGGAATGGGATGAGGGATACAAGGAAGTCAACGCGACCGAAATATATTCATTCGACGCGCTCGCCTACCAGAACTACATTCAAAGCGAAGCCTACGAATTGCTCAGGCGTAAATTAAAGCCATGAAGCAGCTCATCGCTTACTCTTTATATGGCAACCAGGAGCGATACACGATCGGCGCGATCAAGAACGCAATTCTGGCGACCAGGCACTTCAAAGGATTTACCCTGCGCTTCTACACCGGGGCCAGCGTTCCAGAATCCATCAAGCAAACCCTTCAGCTCTTCCCCCACGTGCAGCTCGTAGACGAATATGGGCCAGAAGACCACACAGCCAAACTCTGGCGATTTCAGGCTTTGGCAGACCAGGACTTCGACGTCGTTCTCAGCCGCGACGCAGACGCTAGGCTGACGCACCGGGAACGGATCGCGCACGAAGAGTTTCTAGCAAGCGGCCTTGATTTCCACATTATGAAAGACCACCCCACAGGCCACAATTACCAGATCAGCGCCGGCATGTTTGCAGCTCGAACCCGGGCCATTCCATATTTCATACCACCAGAAGCCCAGAATTACTACACGCAAGACCAGGACTGGCTAGCGGCCCATATTTGGCCGTTGATCAAGGGAGCAACCCTGATCCACGATGAGAGCTACGAAACCCCCACAGAAGGAAAGAGCAGACGCCGGCCATTCCCGATCGACAAGAAGGCAACCTTGCACCACATAGGGGCGGCTTTGGAAGCAGACGACCGCTTCGTTTTCAGTATTGACCAGACGATGGCAAAGACCGAATCAGGAAGCGACAAATACCTGGCAGAATGGCTCATATGAAAATTCTTATAACAGGAGATGCCGGCTTCGTTGGCCGCGCCTTCCACAGAGCACTAGACGACAAAGGCCATGAGATCACCGGCATCGACATCGCAAACGGCATCGATTGCAGAGATTTCTTCAAGAAGGACGACACCAGATACGACGTCGTTATTCACCTCGCCGCGATCGTCGGGGGCAGGGCCACGATCGAAGGGAACCCTTTGGCCGTTGCCAGCGACCTCGCGATCGACAGCGACATGTTTCAGTGGGCGGTAAGAACCAAGCCGAAGCACCTCGTCTATTACAGCAGCTCGGCGGCCTACCCGATCTATTTGCAAAGAGCCGCCTACCAGCAACGACTTCGAGAAGGCGACATCAATCTCGACCACATTCGAACCCCAGACTTGAGCTACGGATGGGCGAAATTGACCGGCGAAACTTTGGCCAGATACGCCAGAGCAGAAGGAATCAAGGTCAACATCCTGCGCCCATTTAGCGGCTACGGCAGCGACCAGGCGCTCGATTACCCATTCCCATCTTTGATAGCACGCGGCAAGGCCAAACTAGACCCATTCGAAGTATGGGGAACCGGCGAGCAAGTGCGCGACTTTATCCACATCGATGACGTCGTCGCAGCCACCTTCGAAGCGATCACAAACGACATCCAAACCTTGAACCTTTGCACCGGGCGACCGACTTCATTCATCCAGCTCGCAGAGATGATCATGTTGGCGCAGGGATACCTGGCCCCAATTAAGAAGCACCCAGGCAAACCAAGCGGAGTCGAATACCGAGTAGGCGACCCCACGAAGATGCTGCAAATTTATGAACCAAAGATCAGCCTTGAAGAAGGAATCGCCAGAGCACTGAAAGCATGAAAATACCCCCCACAGCCAATAAACAGGCGGTGGGGGGCATTTCTCGCTAAAGGAGATCGGATGGATCCCGGATAGATCGCATCTCCTTCGCAATGACCCGATTGCCCCAATAGACAAGGAACCAATCGGGAAGAATAGGAACGCGCAACTCCTTTCTAGGCAGGAGCACGATCAATAAAGACCAGAATCCAAAGAATAGACCGAAAGCAAACCAGAACCAGATCCGACGACCATAAGCCAGAGCAAGGATGCCAGCCAAAGGCGCAGAGATTAGATGCCACCAGCTCATCGCACGTAGGCTTTCAGAGCATCCACGATGACTTCGCTGACCGATTTCTGATCGGCTTGCGCCTTATCTTTGACCGCTTGCCACAGGGAATCGGACACTCGGACGGAACGCGCCTTCTTAACGGCCATCCGAGATCACCTCGTCAATCATTACAGAGCAGGAGCCATAGCCAGAACCAGTCCAGCAGAGATCGCGAGTGGCATACGTGAACAGGCTGGCTAGGAGCAAGCCGATCACGATCGCCACTGCGCGACGACGACGCACAAACTTCGGATCCATTTTCATTTCGTGCTCCTTAGCGCCTCAAGATAAGAAGGAAGACCAGCCAGAGTATTCACCAGCACCGCCTCCATGAGATCGGCATCGCCAGACTCAACGGCTTCCAGAAGATTATGCGAAGCCGTATACATCGCATCGCAGACATCCGTATAAATTGCTTTCATTGCACCCATTTTATTTTTCTCCAATTCTGATAAGGAAACAGTCAAAACATTCGTGCATCTTTGCTACTGAATCAAATCTTGCCCCACACTTGAGGCAGGTATTTTCAGTGGTGGACATTACGCACCTGCCTTATTCTTGTTAGAAGGATGATCAGGAGAATTCCAGGGAACGCAGGTCTCGCAAACTAGATCTGCGCCACCAAGAAGATGAGTGAAATAAAGCGCCCAATTGCCAAGCGGAGTGCGATGCTTGACCGCCTTCGGCTTTGCCTCAATCGCGCAACGCAGATACATTCCAGAATGTTCCTCGCAAAGAACATCGCCATTATCAGAAACCCATAGACGCTCAGACATTAGATCCACTCCTTCACGATCGCAACGAGTACAGAAGAAGAAATTATTTGACCCGAGAATTGAGCATGAGCAGAAGTTCCCCAATTCTCAATCTTGTAAATATGAATGCTTTCATCTTCCACAGTAAGACGCACGCCATTCTTCATGCTGAAACCTTTTGCATAAGGAACCTTTTCGTAATAACCAGCAGAAACAAGATCAGCGCCGTTCCATCTGTTATCAACTGGAACATCGCACTCACCAGAGATCGCAAGCTCAGTCGCGGCTTCGACGATCACATCTTCAAGGACTAGAAATGACATTTTATTACCCCCCGTAGGCCTTGGGGAATTTCCCCTCTTGCCACACCCATAACTTAGGGCTTGTCCATACAAAGAGCAATACAGAAACACGCCTGAATCCTGTGGGTTTTATCCACAGGCAGGACAAACTGAGCGTGAGCGCCAGCGCCCCGGCGGAGCAACGGCGTGGCTGACCCAGAATCGGCTCCATTACCCCCACAATTGGCGACAACAAGGCACAGCGCCACAAGATCGGGGAGAAGAATGGAAACACAGCTCATCATTGGAGCAGGGATCGCAGCGACCGCGATCATCACCGCATTATTATTGCGATGGCAGGACGACCCACTCGAAGAAGATATTCGAGCAGCGATGCAATACGAAAGCAAGCAACAGAAAATAGAGAAGGCGATCCGTCGATGAAATACCGCGAGCCTTTATTTTCAGTACATGGCAACGCAGGACGCCTGGCGATTTATTTAGAAGAGCAAGACGCCGTCCTCGATTTGATAGAAGAAACCGGCAAAGAAGTACACCCGGACTACATCGCAGACTTGGCCGTTTACGGCCGGGTTGAAAACATCAGGACAGAAGAAGGCTTCGAAACATATTCCAAACATCGCGACAAACTAGATCCCACAGCTTTACTCATTGCAAACATGACCCAGGACGAAGCCCTGACTTTGGCAGAACAGATTCTGATCACATGTAGAGCGATGAAAGAACCACAGCCGATCAAATTGGAGATCGTAAAGTAAATGGCAAATCCAAACGGACGCAAAGGCGCACTCTTCGAAACAGATGTAATGAAGTGGCTGTT